CTTTTCATAATGGCAGAAATACTAGCTAATCCTGCCCAATAGATGAAACTCTTAGGAGTTTCAGCTTCATCTGTCATATCAAGAAGGTCTTGGAGAAAGTTCATTTTTTCTCGAATGGTAATGGTAGCTGCAAATCTTCTACTGGAAACGCCCAATGAATTACTGCACATTCCTCACATAGAAATGCTATTTTCTTTGTATCTCCAAGAGATATATCTGGTTCATCATACTGTAGAAATTTTACTTCACCCATGCATCTTATAGACATTCCAGAAAAAATACAGACTAATTTTGATTCCACTTGAAATCCTTAAACTTTTTCAGATCCCTATAATTCTCCCCAATTTTAATCTCACAAGGTATTGAGAGAGGACTTCTTTTCAACGTACACCTTTCAAAATCTATAGGATATTCAAATTCTTCCTTAATTAGAACACTAGCATCTTCAACAGCAGATTGATTGTTTCTAACCGTAAATAGCAATGCATCATGAGCTTCAATCAATACCCTAATTCTCGGATCTCGTCTCTTAATTTCAATAGCAGCAGATTTAAGTTTATCTCCAACAGTTGATTGCGGAATCTGGGCGTAGCCTTCTCTGAAAATAGCATCTTCCATGCGATCCATAAAAATCCTCTGGCGCCCGAAAGCATTAGTAAGCATACGTGTATCTTTAATAGCTTTACGTACTTCCTCATGGAATACACCTCTTATCTTTGGGGACATTTGATGAAAAGTATCGAGTATCTTTCCTGCTCTCCACTCACTTATCTTAACTGGAATTCCAAACTTTCTAGCATCAGAATTAGCTGTTAAAGCAAATTTTCTTTTACCAACATCATAGTTTCCACTATGTCTTGAAGTTTTGCCTATGAATCTTTCATCTTCTGTAATATCTTTATAATTAGGGCGATTAAAAGTCCAATTAGCAGTAATTCTATGAATGTCTTCTCCACGTTTGAAAAGCTCCATGAGTTCTGTATCGTTGGATAAGAGCGCTACTATTCTTGCTTCAGCTTGGGATAGATCAGCTTCTAGGAAAATCCAATCTTTATCAGGAACTATACAAGTCCTAATTTCACTTCCTATATCCCCATGCTTCGTCAGTGTTTGAAATGCCCATCCTATTGCTTGTTTTCCTTTTTTAACAGGGCGTTCTGGGGTTGACAATTTAGTACTACTTGACCGTCCTGTTTCCGTTCCACCGATATTATATAGAGTTCTCGATTTACCATCGAAGTCACGATTGAATCTAATAACGTTTGATATAGCTGTTCTGAGTCGCCTAATGTCGAGTATAAGGTTGAGTCCTTCTTCCTGTTCATGATTTTTTGCATGGTTTCCAAGTAGAGAAACCAATGTATCCTCATCAAAATAATTACGCTTAGGCAATTTAAGGCGTTTCAATGCTTCTGGGACATCTAGGATGCTCTTAACATTACAGACGAATCCAACTAGTTTGTCTAGCTTATCTTGTAGAACCCCTTGTCTTGCTAGGTAGATATTCTCTAATTGAGCTCTCTTCACTTCATCTACATTAAGACCTTCATTTTCAATATCAATATAGAAACGGTGGAGATTCATTAAGAATTTGTAAGTAAACTTCTCCAGCCCTCGCACTTTTACTTGTTCATCTAGTCTCTCCCAGCATTCATAATTAACTGCTGCATCCTTAGCATTGTATAGATAATGCTGATCCCATTTGTCTTTAGCTGGATTAAATTCTTTTCCCTCATTCTTCCAAAAAGGTTCTTTAGTTACTATACTTGCTATAAAAGCTAGGCTCTTGGGTAATTCTGGATACAATGCATGCATCATTATCATTGTATCAGCATATATGTTCTTGGGTAATCGGAAACCAAACATCTCCAGTTTCTTATGATCAAATTTGAAGTTTTGGCCTATGAGTTGAATTCCACTTTGGAAGAATCTGTCTAATACGCGTAGGATTATCTTTATCTCACTCCAGGGAATTGCGTATTGATTATTCCAAGAGGATTCACTCGAAAGGAGTGGAATACTTATGGAATGATAGCTATTGAAAGCTAGGCTTACACAGGTTGGAATACTAGCACTTGCTTCTATATCACAGGCAACTTTTGTAAGACGAGAATATTGTGTGATAAAATTGATAACGTCCTGGGAATTTCTAGCAACTACAAGATTTCTACTGGGTAATCTATATTCTGGGTCACGGCTTTCCTCAACTGCTCTTTCAAAGTCATGGAGAACATAAAATCTAGCTGAGTAAGGGTAAGCTCCTTTCCCTTGTTTATGAGATTCCCCTCTGAGTAAAGCAGCAGGATGTAATGTAGGAATAACTTTTGGTAAGCCATTGATTGATGGTAAGATACTTCCACGCCAATCTCCAATTCCTGTTTTACCTGTAAGTGTATTTAAGGCAATTTCACCTAAAGCTAATATGCAATTAGGTTTAATTACACTTATCTCTCCCCAAAGTTCCTTTTCACATTCTTCCCAAGTGTGTCCTGTTTCATCAAAACGTTTGAGATCATTTTCAGGAGGTCTATATCTAAGAACATTAGCCTTGAAGCATTGTTTTAGAGACCACTTAGCATCCTGTAAAAGTCTATCTGTTAATTGTCCACTTGGCCCTACTAAATTTTCCCCCACTTCTTCTTCTTTCCATCCTGGGGCTTCTCCTACTATCATTAATGGAGAGTCAGATGGGCCGGAGGAGGGAATGTATTTAGCTGACAACTATTTCCCCACAACAGATTTACGTACATAATATATTACTATAAGAGGCCAGAATATGAATCCAATAAAAAAGGCAGCTAATCTAGTAGTCCAAGTATCTTCCTTTTCTGGGGCTATAATTATACTCTTATAGGCACTGAAACCTGTATAGAATGAGAGTATTATATACCATATAAAAGTCCAGAGAATGAACACTCTTAGGAAAATATCACTACTCTCTTCAATTGGGACCACTTAAACCTCCTGGAACTGAGTAATAGAACAACTTATTCTCTTGCTTATCTATTATTGCACAGAGAGATTTTATTGGATAGTTTGGGTCTGCAAAAGATTCACAATAGGAATCGAATCTTTGATTTGTTAGGGTGTGTTTAAGAGGAATTGGATAGATTACAATAATTATTCTAAACACCAGTGTAGATAATAGAATAACTATTATTGATGTTACTATTATTGCTGGGGTTAATTTCACTCTTTTATCCTCCTATAGAATTCTAGAAAATGCTCTTTCTTTACTAGAAAAGGCGTGCCAGTGTGATATTTTGGGGAGACTCCTACGTAATTATCTTCTATTCTTATTACTTCAACAGTTCTCCTATACTTCCATTCCTTGTCTACATAGAGTCCACCTATGATTATTTCTTTCTTTCCATTTACTTTCTTTTCACTTACTAATCGTGCTTTGCTTTTCCCCTATTAATACCAACTCCTTCCCGCGAAGTTAGTTGATTTTCTACCTCCTTTACTAGTAAATCATTCCCCTCTATATTTTCTGCAAACCATTGAAGATAAGATGTTGGAATTGATCCTAAATCCTCTCCCCTATACTTACCAAAAGGCATGATTGTCTTTTTAAGTTCCACCTAAAGCTCCTTTATTTTGAAAGTAACTCTTCTAATTCTTCAATGAGAATACGTGCATCACAGGGATAGTCTTGACCACAAAATGTACATGATTTATATATTTCATATGTATCCAGATACACTGGTAGATTAGATGGCATCATAGTTCTTTTAAGAGTAATTGGAATATGTCTCTCTTTTATCTCCTGTATTGTAGTTTTTCTCATTATTTTTCCTTCCTAAACCTCTTCGAAAATTCAATGTAAACCTCTGCATCATTAGCAGAATCTTCGTGGAAAACTGGCCTTGCTAATCTTACAATTTTGAAAGCCGCGAGCATTTCTGCTACTAGATCAGGTGGGAAAAGTTCTCCTGGCTTACCTATTTGAATAATCCCAGGTAATCCAGTTGGTTTATTCAAATAAGCTCCTAAATTATGATACCTATTCCTAAAAACTCCCTCCCAAGCTAATCCTATTGCTTGGTGTGAAAGAAATGGATCTCCATAGATAGATTTTCTGGACTCTTCTAAGGCTAGAAGTTTTATGGTAAGATCATCTTCATTGTATGTTTCTTTTCTCTTTTCTTGTTGGTAGATTTTTTCCTGAGCTATGTCTGATTCTAAGATAATTGGATCTGCAGTTGGATCTGTAGATAGATATCGTATATAATTAGTTAAATCGTCTCGCGTAAAAATTTGATTTTTATCTAATTCTAAAATACACTTCCCACAATTAACTTTATGAATTTCTACTGTAGCATTATCTGTAGATAGTCTTGCTCCACAGATAATTGAAATAGTACGTGGAACAAAACAATGCCAAATCTTACCAATTTCTCCTTTCTTCTCTTGCCCTTTTAATTGCGTCTTCAATTTTGATTTCTTTGAAGTTAAGCTCATTATTATTCCTCATAAAATTAAACAGCATTAGATAGATACTGACAGTTGAAATGGATAGTCCTAATACTCTTGCAGTATCTTTCAACCCCCAGCCAATTTGACTATTGCTGAAACGCCCTTTGGTTTGGCAGCCATAGATGTTTATTTTACCTTTATGATAAGAGTCTATTAAAACTGCCAACTCAGACCAAGAATCGTGGGAAGATTTAAGTTCGTTAACTTTTAGGAAGAAACTTAAATCTGTCTCATCTAGATTATGTTTTGTCAATTATGGCTTCCTTATAATGTCAACTAGAGAATGGAGAAGATTATCTAGATAGAATTGTGTAAATTCCTGTGTATTGAATTGATAACTACAGCTGAAACAAACTCTTCTTCTCCTAGTTATTTTTCCATCTTCTTTATCACTTGTTTGAGTTGTTCTTACTCTCTCTGAGTTGCATTTGGGACATTTCATCCAAATCTCTCACTTGAATTGTTAAGTAATTAATTTTACAAGGTAATTCATCTGGTCTCCAACCATAATTATTTTTATACTGAAGACCACAGGCATCATAAGCTAAAACAGTTCCATCATTGCTAATAGTAAAGGCTGTAACAGGACTATCAATTATTGAATAAATGTCACTAGTAGTGGAGAGATTATTTATTGAAACAGTTCCACCATTATTTGTGTGCAGCCTTTGAAACTTTCTATGGTTGGTCCAAATAATTAGAATAGCATAACTAATAACTGCAATTATTAAGATTAGCTTTCTTCGGTTTTCATGCATATTTCACCTGTAAAATGCCAGAGAAGGGAGTCGAACCCTTATGAGTTAAAAACTCAAGAGATTTTAAGTCTCTCATGTATACCAATTCCATCACTCTGGCATGGAGATTCTTAACTTCTCCTAGGAACTTTAACAGTCTTAAGTCTTTCACCCTCTGGAATATCTAGAACTGTTTCTAGAAAGGAAACTGCTGCTAGAATAGACTTAAGCTCTTCTCGTACTTTTAGGTACTTATCTGTAAGAGGCTTCAATTGTCCTCTTAGTTCAGTTTTGGTACTATCGCTAAGATCGATCATGCTCTTCTCCTATTCTTACTTCTACTTAACTTCTGTTGCTTCCTCTTCTTTATACGTCTCTCATTAATATCTTTCTCCTTTAATTAACCTTACTACTCTTCTGTTGATAAACGGAAATCCCATCTCTTATTGCTAGATTCATACTTTCATGTCTATCAAGGTGAACTCCATTACCTTCGTATACTTCCCTATCAGAATGATCTATTAGGAATACTTTTGATAGAAATTCTACTTTCTCTGTATCAAAAGCTATTCCCATTACACGAATTTCTAGAATCAAATTTTTTTACCCCCATGACGATAAGAGCGTGTCAGGTTGTAGGAAAGTTTCTCATTTACGGCTTTCTGCAAGTTGATTCCTAGAAGTTTACAGTAATGTGCTAGTCGAATAACAACATCTGCAAACTCTGCCGCGACGCCTTCAGGTTTCTTATTAGCATAATAATAAAGAGGACTAGCTTTCCTATACTCTTCCAGAGCTTCACTTAGTTCACTATGAAGTAATGCTATCATCTCTGGAATTCGTATACTTCTCCTATTCCATCCTTTTAATTCAGCCTGCTCATAGCAGACTTCAGTTAACTCATTTAAGGTCATCGCGCCCAAGAGTTTAGCTGCTTTTTTCTTTGTCATTCTTTAATCCACCCAGGTCTAATTGGAATAATCCAAATTATTAATTCCAGCCAGATGTAGTATAAGAATCCATCTGAGCCTGAATTAAAAATAAATTCAATTACTTTCATATTTTCCTCCTACCTCAAAAATGCCTTCCACTCATGTGAGGATAACCCCACACTATAAAAATGGCGACAAGGTTTTCTATTGTCTCTCCCCGGACTGGAAGATAATAGAAGTTACCGCTTCCACCTTTATAAGTTAAAGTATTCAAGGCTAATATTCCTTGCCCTGAGTGGTTTGAAAGTTACTTAGGGTGTAACTTCCTCTTCTTCATCTACATCATCATCTTCTACATCATCTTCGCCTTCATCTTCTCCTGCTTCTTTTTCTCCTTCGTCTTCCTCTTCCTCATCAGAATCGCCTTCGTCTATTTCATCTACTTCTTCATCTAGAAAATACTCTGTTGGAACCTCTTCAACTTTCTCCTCAAAAAATGGATCAGGAGGATTCCCTAGATTTTCATAGATGTTTTCCATTTAATCCTCCTATGCAGCTTTCTTAAAGTCAGAAATTGCATTGACCATCTTTCCACTGGGATCAGTTGGATTAGGAGTTGGGCGAATAAATCCCATAACTCTCTTACCAACTAGAGCTTCAGGATCTAGTGAGTAACTAGTTGCTTTGATTTCCAAGCCCAAAGCAGCAAGAAAATCAATAGCAGCCCATGCAGCTTGCTCATTAATCCAGTGACGAACTGGAAGAGAAGCAAACTTTGTTCCACCTTTGCTATCAGTAACTACTGAGAAGTCAAGAACAAGATTAGTAGAGTTGCCTTTCTTACTAGTCTCTTCCTTTGCTTTCTTGATTTCAATCAGATACCAGTCAGGATCAACTAAACTACCACGCTTGATTTCTTCCTCGGTGAGTTGTAGATTAAACATATCTATTTTTATCCTTTAATGTTATTGGTTTCCTTCTCCACTTCCATTTTTTCTGTTCTACTGCACCTCCTATAAAGTAATTGTACCAGGTAAAGGTTTTCCAGGCTCTATCCCAGTTGAAATGTCTTCTTTTATGTAACTGTTCAAGAGAGGGAATAAATCTTTGTTAGTCCATTCGATTTCGGAGGGTATATTCAAAGCTGTCTTAGCAAGATTATTGGTATTTGTTTTCTGTGTTCGTACAATATACTTATTCTTCTCCCCACTCATTATTGCTGGAACTTCCTCAAAGAAATAAATCTCATTAAAGAAACCTGGAACTAGACTTGGAACTTTATTTCCATAGGCTGCTAGAGATTCATATCTATTACTAATTCCCCCACCAGCTTCTCCAATAAAAGTCTTACTTATTGGATGGGCTGTCATTATAATGCTTTTTCCATAAGTCTCATAGAGAACTTTAATATTCTCCATGAGTTCGGAGACCAGGACTGTTTCTACATTTATTTCATCAAAACTTGTAACTGGAAGACCAGTTTTGGTCTTTTTTCCCGATCCTAATTGTCCCTTAAGTCTCAACTGCCACATTACGTTTGACATTGTGAGAGAAGTTAGAGAGTCAATTACATAAGCATCATAATCAGGTCTATTTGTTTGACTATCTATGAATTCCCGGAACTTGTCATAAGAACGAGAGCCATAGTTATCATAGGAAATATCCGCATTGGGATACTTCTTTTTAATTGGTTCCAAACGCCCATCGAAATCAGAGAAGTGGATTTTTTCAAATCCTTTAAGCAAATGAATACTGCTTGCTCCTACTGTTTTTCCACTTCCATTAGGGCCAACGAAGAGAGCTTTGAAGCTACTACCTTGAATTATGTCTTTTGTGGAGGATGGCATTTTCTTCCTTTCTAATTCTATCTGCTGCCTTTTTTACTCTTCTACCGCAAAGTTTTCTTAGGCTATTGAGTGTACCACCCTCAACACAAAAATTCTGCACCAAAACTACTCCATCTGGGAGAATATTTATTGTCCCTTCTTGGAGGATTTTCAATTAAATTCTCCCAAAGTACAAATTAGCTTCAACATGACGTCTCCAAATTAATCCTTTATTATATCTCTTCCCTACCGTGATCCAATCAAAGAATTCTCTTTCTATGTTTGGATCATTTGGATTCTTATTTACAAGTGCTCTCAGTTCACTAATCTTATATGCCTCTTTTCCAACATTGTAGGTAAATAAAATAAGTGCATCGAATTGGTTTTGATTAATAGAATCAGTTGTAAGAGAATCAACAGCTCTGTCAAACTCCACTAGGGTGAATCCAAAGAGCATTTCTGATTGTACATGGTCAATTTTATCACTCATCCTAATTTTTCTAGCTTTATCTTCAACATCTGGGAAACCATTTGGAAAATAAGTTATTCCCACTCCAATTGTAGGAATTCCACCGGAATCTAGATAGGCTTCTAGTTTATGCCCACCTTCTAGATTTATCAACAGGTCGCGCCCTTTTTGAGAGAGATTCATTACAACCTCCTAAAAGGAGCCTTCTCACTAACACTTCTAAAAGGCTCCCATTTCATTCTAGTTTCCTCATAGATAGTGAAATCATCTTTGAGTTNTGTTCTTTCAATGGATTTCTTAGAAAAGTTAGAGTGATCTCCATTTGTTCTTCTAAAGGTGATTATGTTGTTTCTATTTTTCATTGAATCCTCCTCATTAGTGTACTTAACACACTTTCTTCTGGAATCTTCGGAATAATACTTTCTAGGCTCTTAATCTTCTTCTCTCTCTGTTTACATCCACAAGTAGGTTTTACTGTTTGCTTCTGATTAATAATTCCGGCTGTTAAAGTCATCTCGTTTCCACAGGACCAACAGAGGGATAATCTATTGTATACTAACTCTTTGTACAGATAATGAGTGCAATTTGGTAGTTGGCATTTATAAATAATCTTACTGCCAAACCTTACTCTCTTGTATTTATGGGTATGATTCTTACTTGTCATGTGTTCAAAAATAGTGTTCCTTTACTCCTACTATTCCCTCCCCATATGATAGGACGTATTTTTCTTAAAAAGAATTCCCAATTTACCCTCTCTCATTTCCTGACTACTATCACAAATCTCATAGAACATGCATTTAACTCCCCGGTTTGAGCATTGGGATAAACGCTTAGGAATGAATCCACTTTCTTTGTACGCTTCATACTCCAGAATCTTATGAATAACTTGCTCTTTCCATTCTTCTATTGTTTCGGGCGTGACAGTGAGAATTTGACGCTGAAATTTTTCGGCTGGTGGAAGAGTTTTTTGTTTCCCCACCTTATTTATAATTAAGGTATTAGAGTCTGTTGCCCAAGAATAACCAATTACTTGGTTGGATCTTCGACTGTATTCAGTTTTTTGTGCTACAAATTTATGATCTACTGGAAAAACTATTCCCTCTCCAGCTTGGGGATTTTCTACTATGAGATCAATCTTACCTAGAAATGTAATTGTGGTATCTAATTCTGGGATTTCAGCTAGAACTTTGGAAAATTCTCCTTCTACTGCAACTGGAATCCAAGGGTCGTCTTTATAATAAATTGCGTATTGCTGATAGACATTTCTTAGGTGCTCTATTGTTTCCGCTGGAAGATCAAATTCCACTGCTCCTGTTAAAATTACGTCGCGTCCTTGCTCTATGATTAGATTATAAGGGATCTTGTCTTTCTCTTCTTTTTCTCTATTTTCTATAATCCTCTTGTAATGATTTTCCAAAGCTCTATGCCCAAGAGTTCCTTCGGAAAAATAAGATGGAGAACTTATTGCAGAAACCAAATTCATTTCTCCTCCTAATCTATACTTCTCTGGGCATTCATCTAGGAAGTCTAGGAAGGAGGAGGAGATTACTATGTTTTTCATTTAGGCATACCACTTTTTGATTAATTCATAGGCTTCTTTAATTTCTTTATCATTAATATATTCTACTAATGCGTTATCTGCTTTTACATGAGCATCTTCTGTATCACTATTATACTCCCCCTGTTGATATTTTAGTATTGATAAAAGTCTTTGCTTATCCATTTCTACCTCTTATACCTTCTATTAAACTCTTCCAAAGCTATGAGAGCCTTCTGTAAACTTTCCTCTCCTAATCTTATATGCTCTCTCATTCTATCTTCTGCTAATCTTGCATGTTCTATTTCCAACATTTTAGAGTTAATCAATGCTACTTCTAAATACTTGACTCCATTCTGACAATCATCTAGAATTCGCTTTAGATAAGACTCTGGAGTTTCTTGAAACTTCTCCCTTCCTGAATGAGAGGTATCTTGACTCACTATACTTGATTCCTTTCAAAATTGCAAACTGTCTTTTATTTCCTGGAATAAGAATGGAAGAAGAACCACAAGTTGTACAGTGTCCATTCTTATCACTTTTGCTTGGGCTGTTACAGTCTACACAGATTATTCCCATTTTAGTAGATTATTACTATTTTATCTAAATCTGGATTATCATAGATGTCTTTAATTTTTCTTTCACTGTGAGTGAATAGATGTAATTCATCATCGTTCACTAGAATTACTTCTAAGCTTCCTCTAGAAGTCTCTTGATAATACAATAGTCTCTCTATTAACTCACTAACTATCACAAATCCTCAAAACTCTTTAATGCAA